ATCGTCTTCGGGTCTTTGCGGTCGTTCTTGGTGGGGCTGTTGTCGTCCAACTCTTTCGTTTGCTTCACATGGTACGGATTTACCAGCGCCAGCATCATGCCCCTTTGCTTCACATGACCTCGCCGTTGGCATGGATGTCGATGACATCCTGGGCCTCCATCTCAGCCCGCTTTGCCTCCCTCATCTTCAGGTACTGGTAGGTATCGTCCACCTTCTGGGGGTCTCTCGGGATATGTTTGGCGCTGTAGACCTCGCGCATGATGGTCTTGCGGCACATCTCATCGAACCAGCCCTCGGTCTCCTTCTCGACCTGCTTGCCGTCCTCCCAGACCTTTTGGGTGCCACCCCAGAAGTTGGCGGAGGCGTAGGCGGGCTTCCGCTTCATGATGTCCTTCATGGTCATAATGACCAGCTTGTTCTTGGCCGGGTCATCATACTCGATGTAGCCGAAGCCGCCCTGGATCTCGCCACGGTCGAACGGATTGTTGATGGTGAACTCATAGCTCTCGACCTTATTCCTGGAGTCCTTCTTGATCGGGACGAAGGTGTCGGAGGAGTACACCAGCTCCACGGTAACGTCCCTCGGGAACTCAACGGCATAACGCTCTGCGATATAACGGATGCCGTTGTAGCCCTCCATGAGCGTCACGTCATACCGCTGGGCCTTGTTGTTCTTGTACGGGATCGGGAACAGGTGATTGTCCTGCATCATATCCAGGCCAAGGCGGGCGTAGTGGACCAGATCCAGGGCCAGGTCGTTCAGGTTGACGTTATCCCAGGTGATGGGCAGATTGTTGTCATACTTCTCGTGGTCGCGGTTGTTGGCGTTTTTCCGCAGGCGCTCCTCCTCGGCCACCTTCAGTGCCCGGTCGATGCAGATGAAATAGCCCTGGATCAGCCTCTTCTGGAACTCCGTGACCTGCGGGGTCCCGACGCTTCCGCCGAACTCCTTTATCACCTTCATGGTGAAGCGTTCGCTGATATTGGGCTTCGCGGGCTGAAGGGAAGCGTCCGGCGGCGGGGTCTGTCCCTGAGGCTGGTTCTCGGTCTGGCCCTTCGGCGCGGTGGTACTGGTTCTGCTGGCTGCCATATCATTTCCTCCTTAAATTCAGCCTGACGAATCAGGCAACATTGATAAACTTGTCTGTTCTTTTGACCAATTCCAAGCGGAGCGTTTTGTTCGGGGCCTCATACTGCTCCCGCGCCCTATCTTCACCGCCATAAATGCTGGTGAGAGCCGATTGGATGGTCGAGCCCAGCTTGTCCCAGGAAACAGGCACAACTAACTGGATTAGCTGAGTATCTGGGTCCGTTACATTCTGGACGCCCTCGGCATTGTCGATGAATACCGGCATGGAGATACCCCAGTGTGCAGAGAGCACATTGATAATCTCCAGCCCCGCCTTAATGCGTCCGGCGTTGTTGGCATCCCGGTAGGGAACCATCGCGCCAGTCTCTTCGTTCGGGACCAACACCTCGCAGTCATCCTTGATGCCACCGTTCACTTGCTCCACGAAAAGCCGGAACCGGACGCTCTTAAACTTGCTGTTGATGCGGTCTGTGAGCATCCTGACCTTGGCCTTCGTGAACTGGTCGCATAGGTAGATGCCGTGATCCAGGTCCTCATACTGAGCAGACAGATCCTTCTCCTTCTGCTCCAGCTCCACGATGCGCTTACGCTGGATCGCTGCCTGTTCTGCCTTCCCAAGAAGCTGCTGAAGGCGCTGCATCTCATCGTTCACTTCTTGGATCTGATTGCTCACAACCGAGACCTCGCTCAAAACATCCTTTCCGGCTGTGGCCTCGCTGGCGCGGCACTCCGAAACTGCGGCAGAGAGACGGGCGTACTCCTCAGTCATCTCGAAAGGCGTAACGGACTGGAGCTGCGCTTCGAGACCGGCTTTCTCCTTGAGCAGCTTCTCGATCTCCTCCCCCGCCTGATCCGCCTCGTCCTGGTACTGGGTGACTTTCTGGCGGAGGTCGGCGACGGCCTGCTTGCTTGCCTCACGCTGACCCTTCTCGTTGATTGACTGGAGGCGGGTGCTCTTGCGGACGTTGAACTCCTCCCGCATCCGAGCGACATCCTCAGCAGGAAGCTCCCGGTGGCAGGTGGGGCAGATTGCCTCGCTCTCATCCCAGCTCTCAGCCTGAACGGCCGTGTACTCCCGGAGAAGCTCATTGCGGCGGTCTTCCATCTGCTCTGCGTTGCGCTTCGCGATGTCCGCGTTATTCTGGGCGGTAGACCGGCGGGCCTGGGCGTCCATGATACTGGACTGAACAGCGGAAATCGCCTCGTATGTGCCCTGGTTGAGAGCTGCCGACCTCTGAGCGTGGACGGTGCAGGCTTCTGCCAGCGCGGACTCAGCTTCGGCTGTGCGTTTTCTGGCATCCGCTGCCGACCTGTCACCGGAAAGGATTCCAGCTTTCCTCCGGGTGAGGATCTCCTGCCTACTCTGGCAGTCCTTGATCTTAGCGTTGATGTCGGCCACATCAATCGGCTCCTCCGGGATGGCCCGCTGGGCCTCGTCAATCCGGCCGGGGATTCCCTGGAGCTGCTTATTTATGTCGCTCTTTTTGGCGACGGCGATCTTCTTATACTCGTCCACGGTGTAGAACTGATTCGTGGTCCCAGGCATGAGAAGGAACTTCCTCAGATCGGCCAAGCTCGTATCGGAGGCAATCACATCATCATCGTTAACGTCCCCGCACACATCCAGCAGAATCTTCCGGCGTGTGTCCCAGGCCATATTCTCGGCAAAGTAGTGGGGCATGGTGAGCATCTTCATCTGCTCGGCCCCTCCGCAGAAGTTCAGCAGGGACGACGTATACTCCCGTTCCTTGACGGGAACGCCGTCAATGAAAAAGTCCACGCTATGACCATCGAACTCCTCCGTGGCCGAGCCGCGCTTCTTCTTGTAGTTCTCATGGAGAACCTTGCGGAGCGTAACCAGCCGGCCGTCATCCATGATGAACTGGGCCTCCGCCAGGTGATCCAAGTAGTGCAGGTCGCCCGCCGGCCCTTTGGTCTTCGGCGTGTAATTCTTGGCCCCGGTGCTGGGGCGGTCAAAGAGCAGCCAAGTCACGGCGTTGAACACGGTGGTCTTGCCTGTTCCGTTATCACCGTATATTGAGCAGCTTTCACCGTTCATCTTCATCTCCAAGTGGCTGATTCCCTGGAAATTTTCAAGTTTGATGACTGAAATTCTCATTTTATCTTCCTTCCTCCTATTTCAAAAGTTTTTTCGATTCCCCAGTGGTCCAGCCTATACCGTAGGAGCGAGTGCTCAATGCCAAACTCCCGAGCCCACTCTGCAAGGGTTTTTGTTTCTCCGTTATAGGTAATTCTCCTGCTGTTCCGCTTGTTCCTAGCCTGTTCTGCCAATGTAATCCACGAGCAGTTTTCTGGACAGTAGTTCCCGTTCACGTCCACCCGCTCAATACTTTTGTCGCTGCTGTAACCATTGGAAATCGCCCACTGGTAGAAAGCGGCATAATTTTTACGCCATTCATCACATACCTGGATTCCTCTGCCGCCATAGCGGGAGTAGTCGGACGAATTTTTGTCATAGCACCTCTGCTTCATCCTTATCCAGATATTGTAAAGTCGAGTTTTCTTTCCATTTTCATCGTAACAGAGGCCGTGCCTAAAATTTCTTTGCAGAAGCACTTCCCTGTGGGTCATAATATCTCCCCCTTTACCCTGAAGGCGCCGCAAGTGCGCCGATCATATTGATTTCCTCACGCATAGCATGATCCCTCAGCTCGTTTTCAAAGAGCAGCGGAAGATAATCCGTGCCCTTGCCGATGGCCTTCAGCTTACGGGCTGAGTAAATCAGGACATCGGCAATGGTGTCGAAGTCGAACTTTCGGCCAGTGCGGAGTTCAGCGGTATGGATGGCATCAACCATCGCGTTCCCCATTCCCTTATCCATTTTCGATCACCTCCAATCCCTCAAGAATTTCTACCACTGCCCGGCTGTATGCCGTGCTATTCACGCCGTCCGCCCAGAGCTCGCGGGCTCCGCTCGGACCGCAGTTGTAGCTCATCAAGGTCTTGTGAACGTCCTCGTATGGGCCAATCCCAGAAAGAATGTATACACCTGCCAAGATGTTCTGCTCGGGGTCAAACCAATCAGTGATACCGAGCTATTCTTCCAGCCATTCGTGGTTGCACGAGTTGATCTGCATGATACCGTAGTCATCGGTGCCACTCACAACATCTGGGCGAAAGGTGGATTCCTTCGTCATGATGGCAAGGACCAGAGGAAAGCTGACGTTGTACTGCTTGCAAAGGTCCTGCGTGTAATGCTGGAGTTCTTCGGATAGAGGTACGTCGTACAGGACGTAACCGCTTTCTTGTTCTTCCGGTTCAGGGATTGCCTGGTACTCGGGAGGCGGGGCCTCCGAGGGGCATGGTGACGGCACCGATACCTGCGGCAACACCACCGTTCCATCATCCGAAACCCCTTCTGAGGGCTTGCCACTGACCGGATTGGAAAAAATAGCAATGGTGAAGGCAACCAGAGCCGCAACGGAAGCCAGAACGGCCAAGACCTGCTCAAACAGCTCCAGTATGTGCCGTTGCCGAGGAGATGTCTCCGTCTCCTCCTTCGTCGCCTCATCCTCAAGTCTGTATACTCGCCACTGTTTGCTACGATTTCGTAGTTTTTAGTCAAAAATAAACACCTTCCCCTTCTATACCGTCTTTTGATGACGGTATTCGTCTAGGGCACGAACGCCGTTTTCCTTCGTTGTAATCCATCTGCAATTTGTTGGCTCGTAATCACCACTACTATCAACCCGGTCGATAGATAGTCCGTCAACATAGCCGGAAGACAAAGCCCATTCCCGGAAGGTGCAATAATCGGCCCATTCCGGGCAAACGCTGATGCCCTTGGCCCCATACCACTTCCAGGCGTCGCTTTTAGGATTCTGACAACGTTGTCTCATTGAAACCCAGATATTGTATAACTTTGTACGAGATTTGCGGGCAGCATCACCGTGTTTAGGCTCGTGTCCGTGTCTCAAGCATCCACAGCTACGTGTCTCTCCACTGATTAGGTGGCATTTTTGGACTATCTTTTCGTTACCGCAGTCGCATCTACATTTCCACAGGCTAACATTCTTGGCATTCTTTCCGGCGTGTCCAACAACAACGAGATTCCCAAACCGCTGTCCGGTTATGTCAATAAACCTTCTACTCAAATCGACCACTTCTCCCCGCTTTTTCCAGCAGCGCTAAGGCTTCCTCGGTTCTACGCTTCGCCTCCAACAGCTCCTCCCTGAGCTTCGGAAGCATAGCAACCTCATCTCTATCGAGGACGCCATCGTCCATGATAATAGACAGAGAAGATGCTACGGATTCTATTGTCCCCTTAATGTTCTGGAGCCTGATGAGGGTTCGCTCGGCCGGCATCTCGTCGGCCCCTCTGCAATCCCTCCCAAGAGGACACTCATTAGCGCAATACCACAGTCTCAGTTCAGGGTCGTTATACGCATCGGCCATCAAAGCCACAACGGTGTTCGGGGGCCTGGTGATGTCCAACTCGTACTTTTTCAGACTTTCCTCTGTCACACCGGGGAGCATTTCTGCCGCACCTACCCGTGTGGAAAGCTGCTCGTTGTACTTTGCCGCCCGTAAACGTGCTTGGCAATACCTATTAGACCCGGCTACTGTTACTTGTCTCGCCATTTATTTTGCCGCCCCTTTCTGGCATAATAGCAGTATCGGAGGAATCGTAGTCAGCCCTACGGAATGGTAGTTTTCCGTCAAAAAAAATCGTGCAAAACTCCCTCTCGTCAAGGTCGAGCTCTTTGCTGATGAGAGCGACCTCATCCAAGGATACCCGTAGTTCTCCGCGCTCTCTCTTGGTCCAGGCCGCTTCTGACTTTCCAATAACGCGGCCCATGTGTGCAGAACTCTTCCTATGCCTAATTCTGGCACATTTCAGCTCCATGCAATCCACCATAGGCACCCCCTTCCTTTGTTTATAACTTATTCTATCATACGATTTCGTAGTTGTCAATCGAATTTTATCCATTATCGAAGATAATGTTGCAAAGCGGTATATTTCAGCTATAATAACATCAAGATTGGAGGTATTTTCTATGATTGCGGTTGACGCCAAAGTTGTCCAGGATAACATAAAGCACGTCATGTCGGTGCATGGATACTCGCAAGCCTGGCTATGCGAAAAAACTGGCATACCATCCGCTACAATCTCTCGATATATAACGGGCCGCCACGCTCCAAACTTGGATTACATTGTGAGGATTGCTGCGGCAATGAATGTGTCAGTCGATTATCTGCTGGGGCTCACTGTTTCCACGAAGCCCGGTGAAAACGTTGATCCGGAGATCAAGGCAATCATCAACGGATATGAACGCGCAGACGCGCATACCAAAAAGATGTTCTGGATGATGCTGGAGCCATCTCTCACAGATGAGGAAAAAGCATTGGCTCCGCAGCGGTTCGACGAGCAGAAATCCGAAGCCATATAATCAAGCGGCGTGGAAATGTCATCTGGGTCCGTTTTGGTGAATAAGCAAAGGCCCCGCCGTTGTGGGCGGGGTCTTTGACGTTGAGGCGGCCATTTCATAATCGACGGATCTTCTTGCGTATAAAATATATCTTATACTGTTAATGTTACTGTTACTGTTATTGTTATTGTATATGTAAGGCTCGGACACGACGCGGACAGGACGCAGATAATCCTGCGCCTGTCCCGCGCCCTGTCCTGCGGACAGTCCATCACCGTGGGGCGGGATATCCGTCATTCCTCGGTGCCTTCGGGCCAGTCAGCCGTTTCTTCCCGGAGCATATTCAGTGCGCCTTCTGGGCGGAGGGCCACCACCGGGCAGTTCTCATCACTATCCAGCCCATCATCCCAAGATACGCTCCTCCCTGGTCCTTTCAATCTCCGCATCAGTCAGGTAAACGTCTTTGAAAATATTCGTCAGGCTTTCCCAGACCGCCTTTTTATCAACTTTAGCAGAGATGAGCTTGGCGGCCACCTCGCCATTTTTGGTGATGAGGATGTCCTAGCTGCCAGCCATTGTAACGTACTTCCCAGTACTCATTTTGATCTCCGACGCAGAAATTTGTGTCATTAGTACCATACCACTTTCAATTTGATATGCTTATGTTTTATCTCAATAGACCTGTTGCGTTCCGCTTACCTGAATTTTGTCCACGAGAGCTTCTTGTAATACCTGAGAGAAATTCAAATTTCGCTCCAGTGCGGCGGCGTTAAGCCATGCGGGCAGGGTGACAGTACGGTTTACGGAGCGATTGACTTTTGCCATGCGGATAGATGGCATATATACATCGACCAGAACTGCCCGCTCGTTTTCTGCGACTTTCATTTCAGATAAAGGCGTAGGAGCAGGGATTTCTTCGCCATCTTCCTCCATCCCATAGAGAGCACAGCCAAGCAACTCCCTAGCAGACAGCAGCGCATCATTATCGTCCAAACCGCTGGTTGCCACATCCAGGTCAGGAAAGACAACTGCTATCTCCTGGCCCGCTTCATAGGTAAATACAGCAGGGAATATATATCGTTCCGTTTTCTTCATTGATGAAACCTCCTGTTGAAATTGATGAGGGATTAGGGGCTTACCTGAAGGTCAGCCCAGATTGCCGTTCAATACTGTCAAGCGTCTTACGAGGGATATCTTTATCTGGATGCTTTACTGTTACGCGCCCCTTTTTATCGGGGTGCTTGAATTGGTAATGGCTTCCGGTGATATCCACAACATACCATCCATCGGCTTTCAGTATCTTTATCACTTCCCTTGATGATAGCTTTTCACGTAGTTTCCCTCCCAGCAATATTATGATAACACATATAAAAATATTTGTCAAACATCGTTACTACATTCATAATCCAAGAGATGGAGGCGATTAATGTGCCCAGTAAGCAAAAAAACACTCCGGAGTTTGGCGCTGCTTATATACGAGTATCCACCGACGATCAGGTCGAGCTCTCCCCTGAAAGTCAGTTGGAGGAAATCAGGAAGTATGCGCAACGTGAAGGCATCCTGCTCCTCGATGACCAGATTTACATTGACGCCGGCATCTCTGGAAAGAAGGCAGAACGGC